GACCTTACTGACACTTCAGAATCCTTTGGACTCCCTGCTACTGCTGACCTTATGTTCGCTCTCATATCTACTGAGGAGTTGGAAGGATTAAATCAGATAATGGTTAAGCAATTGAAGAATAGATATAACGATCCTACTATCTTCAAGAGATTTGTAGTGGGTATTGATAGAGCAAAGATGAGATTGTATGATGTTGAACAAAAAGCACAAGAGGATATCCTTGACAATGGAAAGGAAGAGGAGTATAATCCACATGAAGAGAAAACACCTAAAAAATCATTCGCAGGATTTAAGTTTAATGAGTAAGCAAGTAGATACTGAAAAGTATACTGAGTTTGTAGATGCAGTAACATCTCAAGAATCAAAGGATTATATCACATTCAATTCTAGATGTTTTGGAATACAATCAGTAGAGAGTGGTGATGGACTTCCTGTTCATCGTTTATTAACTGCTGCTCTTGGAATATGTGCTGAAGGTGGTGAGTTTACTGAAGTAGTTAAGAAGATTGTCTTCCAAGGTAAACCAGTTAATGAAGATAATATTTTTCATATGAAGAGAGAACTTGGAGATATCATGTGGTATGTTGCTCAGGCATGTATGGCACTTGATACTGACTTCAATGAGATTATTGAAATGAATGTAGAAAAGTTAAAGGCAAGATATCCTGGTGGAGAGTTTGATGTTCATTACTCAGAAAACAGAAAGGAAGGTGATGTATGAACTACTACGCATTATTAAGTGTTTCAGATAAAACAGGCATTGTCGATTTTGCAGAAGGATTAGTTCGTGCTGGATATCAAATTATATCTAGTGGTGGAACTCATGCTGTTCTTCAAGCAGAAGGTATACCAGTAATGAGGGTGTCTGATTATACTGGTTCACCAGAAATTCTTGATGGGAGAGTAAAAACTTTACATCCAAAGATTCATGGTGGTATTCTTGCTCAACGTGATAATTCTAGTCATGATTTAGATCGTAAGGTAAATCGTATTGAATTGATTGATATTGTTGCTGTCAATTTATATCCTTTCGCAGAAACAGTTGCTAAACCAGATGTAACTCTTGCGGATGCGATTGAGAATATTGATATTGGTGGTCCTAGTATGGTAAGATCAGCAGCAAAGAATTATAAGGATGTTGCTGTATTAACTAATCCAGGACAGTATGGTATTTACTTAGATTCGATCAAAGGTAATATATCAATTAAACCTGAGACTTTAAGAGAACAATTTATGAAAGAAGCATTCAAACATACTGCAGAGTATGATGCTGCTATTAGTAAATGGATGGAGGATAATGTATAAAGAAAATATTAAATACATAATTAGTTGTGAAAACCGCCATCTTGTGGTTCAGTGGACTGGGATATAGAAGTCAAACTGTACGAACTAGAAATGAGTGTAATTATCTATCAAGAACATTGTGAATATCTTGAAAAGGAGAATGATGATTTAAGGCAACAAGTTATCTTTCTTCAACAGCAATTGGAGTATAAGACTATGGGAAAACCAGAAACTGAAGATTAATGGAAGCATTCTTAGATAATTTAATTAAACATTTTAAAAAACAGAGAATAAAGAGAGGGGATTTATTTGAAAATTTTCTCTCTTTTGTTTATCTATTCTTAAACAATGATAAATATAAGGGAATAAGCTTAGACATTTTAAACTATATTCTTAATGAGAAGGATATGGTTATGATGAAATTATCTCAGAAATGAAATCTTTTAAAAGTTTTTTAATTGAAACCAGTGCATCCCAACAAGCACAGAGATTGGGATTGGAAGGTGATGGTCATGGTGGATGGTATGATAGATCCACTGGAGAATTTATAGCAAAGACTGTAAAGGGAACTTTAAAGTTTTATAATAAGAGACAAGTTGTAGGTATGAAAGATCCTGCACAGTCTGAGCAAGAAAAGAATTATTCAAATCCAAATACTCAAGTACCACCTGAAGGGCAACAGGCACAACCTTCTCCTGAAGAAGCAGAAGCACAGGCAGCAGAAGAAGAAAAACAAGCAGCTATTCAAGATAATCTTCAAAGTCCAGATTTACAAGCAGGTCCTCCACCAGTTCCCAAAACTAGAGGAACATTAACTCTTGCTTTTGGTAGGTTTAATCCACCACATGCAGGACATGGACAGTTGATGGATATTGCTGCTGAATCAGCAATGGAAACTGAAGGAGATTATATAATTGTTCCTTCTCGTAGTAATGATCCTAAAAAGAATCCATTAGATGCTGATACTAAAGTATCTACTATGAGGAATATGTTTCCAAATCATAGTGAGAAAATTGTAAATGATCCTCAGAACAATACAATTTTTGATGTTCTTAAGAAAGCACATAATGATGGATATACTAATGTAAGAATTGTTGCTGGAGATGATAGAGTCAAAGAGTTTGATAAGTTATCTCAAAATTATAATGGACAGTTATATGAATTTGAAGGATTAGAAACTATATCTTCTGGTGCAAGAGAAGATGATTCTGAAGGTATGGAAGGATATTCTGCTTCAAGAATGAGATTGGCAGCAATGGAAGGAGATTTTAAATCTTTTTATGCTAATCTTGAACAACAAGTTCGGAGTGAAGAAACTGGTGAAGTTGAAATTATTCCTTTAATGAATAAGAAGGCTGCTAAAGATTACTTTATATCTGTTCGCCAAGCAATGGGTGTTGAACAAGTTAAAGAGTGTTGGAACATATGGGAGATTGCTCCTAAAGAAGATAGGGAAAATCTTCGTGAGGCATATATTAAGAAGGAAATTTTTGATATTGGTACTAAAGTTGAAAATGTAAATACTGGGTTAATTGGACGTATTATTCGTAGAGGTGCGAATCATTTGATTTGTGTGACAGAAGATAATATAATGTTTAAATCGTGGATAAAGGATGTAACTGAAGCAGTAGTAAATGGAACTACTATATCTGGTGTTTCAGCAAATCAAAGAGAAGTTGGAACAGACGCACATCTTAAGTATGTTGCCTCATTAGTACCTGGAAGTAGCTGGGGAATACAATTCATAAATAAATACAAGGTAAGAAAAAGTTAGTGAAGTTTTCCAATGAGTAAAAATATCGTTGAGGAATTACCAGCAAGAAAACATACTCCTGTTGCTGCTCCTGTAGCTGCTAAAAAGGAGGATGGAAAAGCTGATCCAAAGGGTGGTAATACTCAAGAAGCATCTGCTAAGAGAATCAGTCAGGCTGTATATGATATAAGATATCGTGCTAAAACTGATAAGATTACATTAGAGGCTGCTTACAATTCTTATATGGGAAATAGTAATTTAACTAAAGAAGAAAAGGATATAGTAAAAGAAAGACTGTTCGGTAAAAAAGGTGGCGGTGTGAAGGAACAATTTACTGTTGGTGTAGATGATCTAGCTGGAGATGGAGTTGCTAGTGCATTATATAAGGTATTTGTTGAGAATGAAGAGAAAGAATTGGAATTGACTTATGTTAAACAATTAGATGAATCTGAAGAGAAGAAGTATAAAGTAAGAGTTACTGATAATACTGGTAAGGCATATGTTAGATATGCTACTCGTTCTAAGATTACACAACTTCGTGCTAATAGTAATATTAAGTCTGTTGAAATGACAGAGCATGGTGATGTTCTTGCTGGTCAGAAGAAGACTAAAGATTATGATGGAGATGGTAAAGTAGAATCTCCAAGCAAAGAACATGCTGGTGCAGTTCATAATGCTATTCAGAAAAAGAAAGGTTTAAAACCTGATGGAAAGGATACTCGTAAAGAGGCATTAAATGATGCATGGGGAAAAACTTTTATTTCTGATGGTACAATTACTACTGAACCAAAAAATAATAAGAAAGTATCTGGTGAAGCAGTAGATAATTATAAGACTGGTGCAGTTAAAGTTGCTCCAACTGATACTTCTGAAGATCCTTCAGTTAAAGCTGCTAGGCGTGGTATCTATGCTTCTTTTGCTCATCAGAAGATGTTAGATACACTTGCTGAGAAAGCAGCATGTAAGAGTAAGAAAAAGAAAAAAGGATATGCTGCAGAAGCAGTAGTTAATACTCCTGAATGTGAAAAGAAGGAGGAAGAAGAAAAGGATATGAGAGGATATTATGCTAAGATTAATGTAATTAAGAATAAGCTTCGTTCTATGGGTGCTAAAAATGCTATGCTTTTAGCAGATCCTGATGAAGTTGAAAAATGTTGGGATAAGGATAAGAAAGATGATTCTGTAAAAGAAGGTGCTGTAGCAAGACCTGTTGTTGGTTTAGCAAAACCAAAACCCCTTCGAGCAGAACCAAAACCCCTTCCAACAAAACCAAGAAGATTACAACCATTACCAACTAAGGTAGGGAAACCAGCTAAAGGGAAAGAAGCAGATGCAACTTCAGTTAAAGAGAAGGAAGCATCAAAAAAACCATATCCAGGATACAATCCTCAAAAGGGTGTAGGAGCTGAATATAAACCATAATGTGCTATAATGAGTGAAGTTATTATTACACCAGATTATGATGGTTTATATGATGACTGGTTCGACCCCCCTATGGAGATTAAAATGAGTTGCACAAACAATGAAGACATCGTGATTAACACG